TGGTCCCGGCCAGGTTGGCTCCGGCCAGGTTGGCTCCGGTCAGGTTGGCTTCCACTATGGCATCCTTTAAGGTTTCTTTCGCCGATTCAAATATTACTTTTTTTGTTTTATAGTTGAATATTTTCATATCAATTTCCTCCTATTTTAGTAAGCCAGGCCACCGTCCAGACTATCGCGCTTAAGGCGGTAGCCAAGTCTATGACCTTCCGGTTCAGTTTCGTGTGTTCCTCTAGCCATATTGGGGCGATGCCTATGACCACAATGCCCAGGGCGTACACCAGTAGCCAGCCAAGAGTGTGCAGGATCATAGGTCACGGCCTTCGGCTTTGGAAACGGCTTTTTCTAATGCTCTATATTCAAGCCAATCGTGGGCCTCTGTCAATTCAGATTCTCGCAGTAGTATATTTTTTGCAGCTTCCAAGAGTTCCGGAGCAGCAGATATGAGAGGCGCGTTATGCTTACTTGTCCATGCGACTTCATAACTAATTTCTTCTAATCCCTTACCCAAGCCATTGACGGTCAGTATCTCAACATATTCTTTATGGTGATATCTTTTTAATTTTCCTATTTTCCAGCGTCCTGGTGTATGCTTCATGTTCTCTTTGGTTTTCATTTTTTTATCCTCCATTTATGACCCCATAGCATAGAGATCAGCTGTCCGGCCGCCATGACGATTACGATGAATACTACCAGGGTTATACCGTTTATGTGGGGCATTGTGCGCCTCCCTTAATTGCCAAAGTAAAACTGCCTAGCATACGTTAAGACTGTTTCTTCCTCCTCTGCTGTAAGACTGTATTCCTTCCAGGGCGTTCCCCAGTCTTGATGTTCAATGGTTGCTGTTTCCGGTTCACTATACGAGGTTAAGTCTCCAATTATCCGTACCACAGGGTCTCCGGTGCAAAGTAAGATTAAATACTGCGCATCGTCTCCTGTTTTTCCAGGAGTATGCCAGCCAGAGCGTACAGATACCTCTAGAGCATCTTCCTGTATTCTTTGCTTTGCATCCTCCCGTTTCTTTTCATTATTGGTATCAAGAGCCGACACCATTTCCGTTATGCTTTCCAGTTGTGCCTTTGCTTGACTTTCAGAGTGTGAGACTGTTTTGGTTTCCATTTTATTATCCTCCTGTTGGCGTGCATTTTTCCACATTCGTAAGATGCTTCTCAATTGTGTCCTTATTTGCCTTTCAGAGCGTGAGACTGTTTTGGGTTCCATTTTACTGACCTCCTGTTGGCGTGAATTTGTCCACTACTATCATGCCGTTTTTATAGTGCGTTTTCTTTCCAGGTTTTTTCCCATTGGTCTTTTGCGGCATAGTTTGACGCGGGGTAATTTTCAAGAATGTCAGTTCCCCACTTTTCTTTATGCTGTTTTACCAAGTTCATCAGGGAAATGATAACTGTTTTCCCGTCGCCCATTTCAAAACAGTCGTCATAAGCCCTCGACCCCAATACTTCGCTATTGTTTGCCATTAACATTTTTAACGCTTTTTCAGCTCTCTTTTGCGACGCTATTGGTAGATACATATTATTTGACTCCTTCTGTAGGCGTGAATTTATCCACTACTATCATTCCGTTTTCGTCTTGCTTTAGTGTTACACGTCCAAACTCTTTCCCGTCCTGTCCAAGTATGGGTATTCCGTTACTGCTAGTCTCGCTTAGATTCATGCTAGTGGCCTCCTATTAGTTCCTGATTCCTTGCTGCTCCATTATCATTTCCGGTGTTCCGTCGACGTCTTCAAACGGTATAAACTCATGCGGATTTTTTACACAACGATATTGCTCTAGTTTTTCATCCACATAAAAAGCTCTATTTTTTCCGTCAATTTCCAGCATGACTATTGGTAGTTGTCTCATTTTAGTTACCTCCTGTTAGTGTTATTCCAGCCATGTCTGCAATTTCTTGAATTGACCATGACGACCCGTCCGTACCAAAGAAAAAAGGTTCGTCGGGTTCAGTGCTGACAGGGTTGTCTCTGACTTGCTCAATAATTTGCTCACAAGTCTGCAAATATTTTTCGTTCATTCCGTTGATTGCGTCGCCGTAAAGTACCTTTGATTTCATGTCAGTTCCCTCCTGTTAGTTAGACACATCCATAAACGACATTTTGACCAACGATATTAGACTGTCTTTAATGTTTTGCTCTGTCCAGTCTTGTGGGTTATTCTCAAGTAGTTTTACTGCTCGACGTTCAAGCATAGAGACTTTTCCTTGTAACGTCTTTCCAGATGGTGTTAGTAATTTTACTTTCATTTTAGTTCCCTCCTGTTTAATATCCGATCTTTGAAGGGTCTATGTTTAGCTTCTCTGCAACCATTAACAATGCTTTCATCGCTTCTGTGTAATCACCATATTTTTGCATCGCTTCGAGCATCGCTTTTTCCACTTTGATTTTATTCATGTTAGTTCCCTCCAATAAAAAAACCCCTGCAAGGCCGTGGACACAAGTCGAGCTTATGTTTTCCTTGCAGGGGGTATGCTTCATAAAAAATGCCCGACTTGATTTGTCCACGTATATACTATAACAGATAAACGGTTTTTTGTCAAGGGGTAAAATAAAATATATTTTTTGTGATTGTGGAATTGAAAATGCGACTCATTTGGGGATTGACAGGATTGAGTTTGTCTGTTATGCTTTATATAACATCGTGAAATTGTATAAGATGCCCGCGACACACAAACAAAGTGAGCACATGAAAATGAGACAATCTCAATGTCTTGTGAGTGCTGAGTCTAACCCAAATGAAACATGGATGAAACAAAAACTTAAAACGACAAAATATAAATGGAATCGGCAGGCACGATGGGGTTGGAATTTATTTGATTTTTGGTGTCATTTCTTAGGAACGGCAGTTGAGGTGGACGGTATAGAACACGATAGAGAAATGGATCTAAAAAAAGACAGAGAATTATTTAAAAGATCGGGCATACTTGTTTTAAGAGTAAAAAATAAATGTGAGAATGATGCTAACTATATTTTAAGCATTATTAGTGATTTGGGGAATTGGTCTGTTAGGCGTAAGATGCTGGGATTGAATCCTATCAAAGGTATAGAATAAATGACCGAACAGACTGCATCTGAAATGTTAAAAGATTTAGACTCCACACCTATAGCAGAGAGGCCCCAAGAGAAGACAGTCCCTATCAGCGACACCGCAGAGATCAGAGTAAAAGAGAATCCAGAGTATACAACGGTATCAATCCGTGTATGGCGAACGATAAACGGCAAGACATTCCCCGGCAAGTCTGGTATGACGATGGACAGAGCGACGGCCGGCAAAGTAGGCGCCGCGATTGTAGAGCTTTTAAAATCATGATTCCAGGGTACATATATATAGGAAGCAAAGTGATCACGCCTAAAACAGGGCATTACGAACGGTAAAAATGAAAGGTTTACAAGTTTTAGACAAATTAGACAAATTAGACAATTTAACTGAGTTTGTAGAGATCATGGCAGACCCTGAACGAAAGGGTATGACCGTGGAGAAGATAGCAGAGATGTATCATGTCGTACCTGCAACGGTGTATAACAGAGCCAACAGCCCACAGATAGCTCAAATGATAACGGACAGAAGGGCAGAGCTAATGCGAATAGAGCTCCCCAAAGTGGATGAGGCCATGCTTAAGGCAGCCCAAAATGGAAGTGTAAAGGCAGCACAGTTAGTGTATGAGCGATGGGACGGATACAAGCCTAGAGCTAATAAGGTAGATGTAAACATAAACCAGGCCCAAAAGTTCCAAATAACTCAAGCGGACGGTACAAAGTAATGATAGAAGACGGATCAATGTGTAAGCTAATAAATGCCTTAACACAAGCATGTAATGACTCCTACAATAGAGAGGTAATAAGGTTATATAATGATAATGATATGGTAGAAGATATTGATAACATTAAGTAAATGCGTTTAATATGAAGTTGATTAGATTGAGTGATTAGATTGAGTTTAGATTGTTGAGTTTAAATTGAGTTTTTTGGGGGCTGTCTATTAAATACGTCTCAAGCCCACAATGAGCAAACAGAGAGTGCTAACACGGTAAAACAGGGTAGATTTAGCATAACATAATAGGTTATTATCGGTATCACCGGCGACGGTGAAATGAGGGAGTCAAAATACCCCATTATTCAAGCACTTAAAGTCCTTATTAGACAAGGAGAATCAAATTAAAGAGAGAGAGTGTCAGAGCAAAGAGAGAAGCCCCCTACCCGTATGGGGTGAGTTCGCCATCCCCCCCCTCGATTTACGTTTATTCCCTCCCACAAAATTTTGGAATAAAATTCCAGGGTCTAATAGGCCATTTAAGTGCTTTAAAGCAGGTAGTGTGCTTCAGGTATGGAGGGGTAGAGAAGTGGTAGATTTTGGGGTAACGGAGCAATATAATCCACTTAAAGGCAGAGTGCTAGTATGATTAAGAAAGTGATGTTTTTAAAAAGTGGCTTGTACTACAGTTCGAGCCTTTTGTTGACGGTGAGCAAAAGAGTGCTAGTATGTTAAAAAGCGGGGTTAATATGGTCAAATGGAGCATTGTAGAGGCATGAAGATCACAGAGCAAGTCTATCATGATAAAGATTCGGGCAAAGAAGCGGACATAGTATCAGTTACGAACGAGATTGAGTCTATAGGCGATGTTTTTGAAGTTATGAAGGATTTAGTAGGCAGGTTTAACGATGGGTGGACAGATTTCAAGGTTCAGAAGGAATACGAGATGGGGTCGATGAGGGAGTTTATAGTTATATCGTTTTTGAAGGGTAGAGAATGGAAGTACATTAAGCTGGTGATGGAAGGGCATAATGTAGAGTAGTTATTTAGAAGCAAGTCCGTACTAAAATCCCCACGCTAAAGCATAGTTCCTAACGATTTCAGGGAACTTCATTAGCGTGGGGTTTTCTTTTGGTGTGAGTAGCCACGAGTGAAAGCACCAAGAATTTTATGGATGAGCGAGAGGTACGGTTAGGGTTGACGTTACACAGGAACCAGCAGTTGATCCACAACAGTGGAGCGCGGTTCAAGGTAGTGGATGCTGGGAAGAGGTTTGGGAAGACGAAGTGGTTATTATTGGAGTTGATCCAGAAGGCGCACGAGAAGGTAGGGGAGTACTGGTATGTAGGGCCGACGTACAAGCAGGCGAAGACGACGGTATGGAAGGAGTTGATGGAGATGATACCGCCAATTCTTATTAAAGGAAGGCCGAGGGAAGGTGAGTTAAAGATGTCGTTCAAGTGTGGTTCTAATTTATTTTTAAAGGGTTCGGATGATCCTGACAGTTTGCGGGGCCCTGAGCTTGATGGTGTGGGTTTAGATGAGAGGGCATACCAGGTAGAGGATGTATGGAGCCGGATAATCCGGGGTCAGTTAACGAAGCGTCACGGGTTTGCATATTTTATTAGCAGTCCTAATTTTCGTGGTAGGAATCACTGGACAAAGTTTTGCAAGGAGGCGCAGAGGCGTCAGTTGCTAGGGGACAAGAGTTGGGCGTACTGGCATTTTACGATTTATGATAATCCCGAGTTATCGGTAGACGAGATAGAGGATTTAAAGGCGACGGTACCCAGTTATGTATGGGATTTAGAGTTCATGGCGAAGACTAGTAATATAGCTGGTCAGTTATATGGGGAGTTTGATTTTGACCGTGACGTTGAGGAGATGAAGGTAGGAGATGGGTGGAAGCGGTACAGGGGGTTAGACCATGGTTTAGACCATCCTGAGTCGTGTGTATGGGGTGCGGTGAACTTAAAAGATATGTTTATTTACATTTATGACGAGTATTGCCGGCCTGGGTGTACGATAAGCCAGAACTGTGATGCGATCAAGCAGCACACTGGAAGTGACGTGATAGAGTGGACGGTTGTAGATCCTTCGACGGCTAAAAGAGACCCTAACACGAAGAAGACGTACATGTTCGAGTATTCTTATAACGGGGTTCCGTGTATACCCGGGGAAAGGAGCCAGAGGGGAGTAGATTTATTGAAGATGTGTTTAGAGAGGGGTCGGGTGAAGGTACATCCCAAGTGCAAGACATTGATATACCAGTTACAGAACGTACAGTTTGGAGACAGGTTAGAGGATGATTGTTGTTTAGTAGGTGATACAAAGATACTTTGCAAGGATGGAGAGAAGAATTTGGAGGACATTATAGTTGGAGACAAGGTTTTTACCAGGGAAGGGTTTAAGAGGGTTTTACGTTCAGAAATGACAAATAAGAGTGCAGATTTATACAAATTGAAGTTATCTAACGGAAAGAGTTTAACAGGGACATTTAATCATCCCATATTTTTAATAGATGGCAGTATAAGGAAGCTAGGGGACTTAAAGGCAGGAGACAAACTGATTGACAAGAGATGTTCCTATCTGATACAATTGAATATATGCAAGTTAATATCATATCTTCGACGATTCAAGAGTTTAACGGAATCCGCCATTATTTATGTGGAAAGTATTTCCAGCATAGTTACTCGAAGGGTGGAAAACCTTTACAGTTGCATAGGGCAGTTTGGGAGTATCATTTTGGAGAGATACCTCAAAAGCATCACATTCACCACATTGACCACGACAGGTCGAACAACGACATCGCCAATCTTAAATTGTTATCAAAATCAGAGCACGGCAGATGGCACATGGGAAGCGAAGAACGCAAGATTGCTTCAGGGGAAATTTTACGAAAATTCGCAAGACCAATGGCGGCAAAGTGGCATAGATCGGAAGCGGCAAAGCCATTCCATAAATGGCTTGGTAAATTTTCATGGACTAAAAAAAGATGGAGTGACAGAAACTGTAATTTCTGTAGCAGAGTTTATTCGACACCTTTTCCAAAGCGTTCTAAATGGTGTCATCAGAATTGCAGAAACGCTGACCTTAGGACACGCCTTAGAAGTATCCGAAGTAAAACCCCTCAGTACTAAATCTTCAGTTTATAATCTTTACATAGAAGGGCAAAACGAATATTTTGCCAATGGGATTCTTACGCATAATTGTGATGCTTTAAAATATCTAGTTGCAATGATATGTGACACTATTCCTGAATTTCGGATGATGAAGGTAGCAGACCCGAAGGGAGAGCGTGTGATAGGGATTCCCAGGGGCGAGCATTTCACAAGTTTATTAGATGAGCGGTTATTTGGTGAGCAGGTTGAGCAGCTGAGTTTAAATTGGTTATCAGACGAGGTGAACAGTTAATGCCGAATTTTGACACATTAGTAGATCAGGGGGGCATATTCAACATTATAGTTCCCAAGCCGTTCAGTTTAGAGCGTCAGAGTTCCGAACATTTAAAGAGTTTGAGGGACGAGGTAATGGACAAAGAGCGGACGTGGGAGCGTGTAATGAGTTCCCGATTTTTTGGTGAGTACCAAGAGTTTGCCAATTCCTGGGCTATGAGGCCGAAGGCGAGGGGATCGAAGAAGCCGAGGGGTTTATTTAATTCGAGGAGTGGCGAGACGAACAGGAGCACAAACACTTTAGCGAGTTTATGGTTTAGTATGCTAACGGCCAACGACCCTTATTTTGAGGTAGTGAGGATGGGGTTAAGGGAAGATTTTTCTGAGATACCGGAAGAAGAGCTATACGGCACGGAGCAGACGTTGTTGAAGCAGTTAGTTTACAGCAAGTTCAAGAAGAAGCTGTTAAAGAGTCTGAGGTCGGTAGCGTTATTTGGGACGATCATTATTGAAGAGCCGTTTATTTCATTGCCGTTAGGGGACGCCAGGAAGAAGTTTGAGTACACGGACTTTGTGTTCAGGAGTTTATTGCAGACTGGTTTTGACCCTTATGTATTTGATTTAGATTACAGTGACTATGTGTTTACGATAGATTATTTAACGAAGTACCAGTTAAGGGATTTAGCCAATTCCAATGAAGATGTATGGAACAGGAAGTATATAGAGGAGAGCATTTTTGACGCGAAGAACATGAGTGACCCCAACCACACGTTTGAGTCCGAGGTATTTCACAGGATTCAGGAGCGGAAGGACAGGGCGGGTTATTCTCAGGCGGAGTTTGAGTTATTTGAGAACATTAATTATCACGGCAAGGTAGATACGAGCAACAAGGTCATACAGAACTACTGGGAGTCAGCGGGATTTGATTCTGACATTAGGTTCAACGATTTTTCCGTAGGGCTGGTAAACGGCCAGCAGGTAGTGCGGTTACACAGGACACCGTTTGGCACGTGGAAGCATTTGTTCAAGACAGCGACGTACAACGAGTTCGAGTTAGAGCCGATCGGGTACGGAGTGGGGAGACTAGGCAAGAAGATACAAAGGGAGATAGATTCTACTCAAAGCCGGTCGCAAGACGCGTTGATGTTAGGTGTATACATGATGATGAAGGTGGGAAGGTATGCTGGGGTCAAGAAGGAGCATTTAGACATCAGTCCTTTTGGGATGATAAAGATGGACGACATTGAGCAGTTAAGCCAGTTGAAGATAGATTTAAACACTATTGTGCAGTCTTTAGCGGTACAGGGGTTATTAAAGGAAGACTTCAGGGCAATTACTAATGCGACGGCGAATTTGCAGGCGGTAGCGACGAAGGCGACGGCGACGGAAGCGACGTTAACGCAGAGCGAGGCGATGAGAGGTGCTTCGGTGGTTGCACAGATATTAGCCGAGACATTTTTAAGGGAGCACATAGAGACGATGCACACTAACAATTTACATTTTCTTGACAAACCGATTCAGGTGCAGATGGGTGGACAAGGTTCGGACGAGGTGGGCGAGTTTGACAAGAACAATTTACCGATCAATGTAGGAATGATCGTTAAGGCGGTCACAGACAAAGACTACCGCCCGGAACGGTTAACGGCGATTTTGAGGCAGATAGAGTTAACGACGAACATCCGGCAGATGATAAACCCTGAATTAGCCATGAACACTGTTCAGGCGTTATATAAGGAAAGTTTCAGAGCTTTAGGGTTAGACCCCAGGATATTGACGAGGAAGATACCGTTAGAGCAGCAGTTAGTAGCGGCGATACAGCAGTCAGGCCGTCAAGGTGGTGGTGGAGCTTTAGCCAACGAGTTAGCGGGAGAAGAGGCGGGTGCTACTGCCGGTGGTACTGACATTGAGCAGAGCATACCAGGGGCAGTACCCAATAGTCCGTTAGAGAGTTTAACAGGTTTATGAGGGTAAAGTTTAACGAGAGGACACAAAAGATAGGATTTGAGATAGAAGACGCAGACAGAATCAATTACCACAAGATCAAGGAGACGTTTAACACGGAAGGTTGGAAGGTTATTTGTGATGTTCATGCAGTTGCCAGAGAAGAGATCATCCGGTCGTTAAAGAAGTGTGCAAGAACCAGGGCTAAAAGAGATTTATGTGGCAGTATGGCCTCGATGATAGACGGGTTAGACCAGTTTAGGGATTCGGTAGCGGAGTTTGTAGCGAGGATTGAGGTAGCCATAGATCAAGAGAGAGGGAGGCCTGAAGACAATGGTTCATTCAACGGTGAAGACGACTGAAGCAGTAGTCACGCCTTACGATGAGATACTAAACAGGGTAAGGACTTATGTATCTGATCCTAAACTTGTGACTAAAGGCACATTAAGAGATTTGTTAGGAGAGTTAGAGGACTTAAAACCTTTAATTGATGAAGATGACGACGAAGAAGAAAAGCCCGACGGCAGACCTTCTTTAATCTCAATGCTTGAAAATAAAGGAGGGAGGTAACAAAATGCGTTGGATAATGACATTAATGTTTTTAGGGGTACTTGCGGCGAACGTGTACGCGGGGAACCCTGACAAGAGGGTAGTATTTAATACAAGGATAATGCCGAGTGTATTTCATTCGAGCATGACTTGTGCGGGTGGATTTGAAGTGCCGATGTCTACATTTCAGTCATACTTTTCCCATGTAAACGTTTCGAGTCCAGGGAGTGCGAACAGTAGGTTAAGACTATGGAACGCGAGCACATCTTCGGACACGTCCCATGCGTTAGTGTACGAGATAGACAATGTACCGACGGACGCAGTAGCGGACTGGTGGTTTAACACTCCTTTATCGAGTGGTCTTGTAACGAGTACAGTTCAAGGTGAAGACAACACTCCTGCTGATGTTGCTCCATGCCTAACATATTATTATGGCTGGAAATAAGGGGAGGGTGAAAATGTATAAACTGGCGTTAATAATTTTAATGTTTACGGTAGGGGTAGCTCATGCGGGTTTGAAGCATCCTATCAAGGTATCGGAGACAGATGGAAGTCCGTCGCAGGTGGGGGGGGAGTTAAAGTTTGAAAATGATTCTTTAACTCAAAGTGGGAACGTCATTACGGTAGCGTTTCCTGCGGCTGGTGGAAGTACGTCAATTCCTAAGTTTGCAACGAACACGATCCGGTTAAGTGCGGGTGGTGTATTTTTAGCCACAAGTTCGTTTGCTCCGATTCCAGGTTCACAGTTTGGGGTAGGAAAAGCGACATACACGATGTTTGAGATCGCGGGGTACTTTGTGACGGGTTCTACGGTAGGGTCTACGATGTTCAGGGTAGCGATATCTACTGACAGGCAGAATAGCCGAAGTTGGACGTATATTACTCCTGAGATAGAGATATCAACAAACCAGAATTGGACAAGCAGCCCTGTATGGACATCTACTACGGCGGTATTTA